TGGCGCTCGCCAACGCGCGCATGCTCTACGTCGTCGATAGCAGAGCAGGATACCGTGCCCTCTCCGACGGTACGATCGAACAGTGGGGCATCGCCGACTACGGGCGCCCGAGCGAGGGTGCGTTCACCCTCGTGTTTCCCACGCCCTTTCCCAACGAATGTACCGGGATTTTTACGATGACCCGCAACCTGAACCAGACCGATCTGGGGCTGACGAGTGTGCAGGAGATCGCACTGTCCGCTGACCACGCCACGCTGTTCGCCCAGAATCATAACTCTGCTTTGAGCGAGTCCGGCGGCTTCCGCTGGCGCGCGTGGGGGCGCTGAACCATGGCCAAAATTACAGCACTGCCCGAAACCGACGCTTTGACGGGCGACGAGTTTCTACCAATCGTTCAGGGGCGGGAAACCAAGCGTACGACAATGACCGCGTTCCGCGCGCTGATCACGCCGTTCTTGCAAAACTGGTACAAGGGTGACCGCGGCGATGTCGGCGAGGCGGCCAACACGTTTGAGTCGCTGGTCCGTCTGAAAGGACTCGATCCCGTAGTTTATCCGTCTGCGATTCTCGCCGACGGCCTCGAGCCGCCACGGCCGTACGCGTTCGTACGCGGTGATTACACAGGCGCGGCCAACGACGATGACATTGTCGCACTCGATGGCACGCCTCTGGCCGAAGGCGCGCTGGTGGCGCAGTCGGCGGCGTCGCTTACCTTCAAGCAGGACTATGCGGGCTCCCGTACGCGACGCGTGCAGGAACGCGAGCGCGAGAAGTCGGTCACCCCGGATGATTTCGTCGGTACCGATACCGCGCGTGTACTGGCGGCATTTCGAGCAGCCTTCGATCTCGGCCGTCCGATCCGGCTGACACGTCGCTACCGCATCAACCAGACGATTGTGGTTCGCGGCGGTCTTCAGCTGAGCTGTGCACCTGGTTCGGCCATCGTGTGGGAAGGCGCAGTCAACGCCGACATCATGCAGGACAGCAGTCTGACGAACGCTGCCGATGTCAACATCGGGATCAACATCAAGGATCTGGAGATCGTCGGCAACAGCCTATTGGCTGGCGACAGCTTCCAGATCGGAATCAACTTCTACCGGACCGGTAAGGTCGCACTTCGACGGCTTACTGTTCATGGCGTCGGAGGCTCCGGCATTCGCTGGGGTACGAGCATGGCCGATACGGTCGATGTCTTGGTTGCGGGCTGCTCAATTTACGACTGCCGCCACGGTGATGCGCTTCAGGGCGTCGGTCGAAAAATCGTGATACGTAACAATTCTATCGGAAAAGAGCGGAACGCTTCGGCAAATTTCGGCGATACCGGGATCGCGCTGCTTCACGATTTTAGCACCATCACCAATCCCGAGCAGATCTACTCAAGCGACGTTTTGATCGACGCAAACACGATCATTGGAAACTACGACGATACCGGCGCCTATGTCGGCAACGGCTCTCAGATTCAGACCGGTATCGCTTTCGGCCCCTTCGCCAAGGGCGTGTTCACGAACATCCGAGTGATCAATAACACGCTGGCGCGCTGCTATCTGAATATCTGGGGCATCGTGATGGACAACGTCCTGATCGATAATAACGACCTAGGGCCGCATACAGCAACTGCGACGGGCAACATGCGATTCGACGGACTGACCAACGCCACAATCACGCGAAATCGTGTGCGTTTGCAATATGTCGGGACCGGTCCCGACTATTCGGCCATTCTACTCGCGGCCCAACGCAACGTCTTCGGCGCGTCTACCTTCGATGCGGACATCGCCCACTTCCGAATTGCCGGCAACACGATCACCGTGCGCCCCGGCATCGCGGCCCAAGGCGTTCGCGCTACCTTCGAGCAGGTCAACGGGCCTTCCGGTAACGCACCGGCATATACCTCGCGGCTGCTCGACGGGAAAATCGAGGACAATATCTTCATCGGCGTCACCACACCAATAGCTCTTGCTCCACAGACCGGCGCAACCGCGAACGTTTGTAGTAACATCGTGATTGCAGGCAACATGGTCGACGGGATCGCCACGTCGCTCATCTTGGTAGGCGGCAACCCCAACCAGTATAATTCCACACGGCTGGTATATAATCAGGCCCCGAGCAATGTGCCGCCATGGTCAGGCACCGGTGCAGCCAGCCTGATTGTCCAGCATAAGGCGTATTCGAGCGGAATCGCTGCAAGCGGCGTTCCAACGGGCATGCTGGTTCTTCCACCCTCCGGCAACGTACGCGTCGACCTTCATGCTTGGATCCAGGCCAACGATGCCGATTTTTCCGCCAGTGCCACCATTCTGGTCAACGGTGGCAAGGCCCGGATCGCATCGCAATCGGATGGCATGAAGCCTGACGGAACGAAGGTCGCTATCGCAACGCTGACTGGTGATACCGACCTGGCCCGTCGTACGGTGCGGGTGATTCAATCGACAGGGGGTGACAATGTCATTTCCCTGACCGCAACCTACTCTTGAGGGCGACATGAATGAACGATCCCTGATGCTCGCGCGCGAGATCGCAGAACGCACCGATGTGAGCGGCGAGCGGTTGAAGATGCAATGGCTGATTGCCAACGCGCCCGAACGTGTTGAGTCGCAAAACCCAGCTGGGTGAATTCAACGCTGCCCAGTAGGGCATTCGCCTAGTCGGCCCCGTCACGGCACCTTGATCACGACCATCGTCGTCGTGGTCGACGCGGCCTATGTTGCCTTTTGCTCTTGTAGAAAGCGTTTCTACAAGAGCGGGGTCTCGCCTCCATGGCAGGCCCGCGCATGGTCGCAACCATGGCCGATCCCGCCGATATTCAGCGCCTCATTGGCGACCTTGCCCGCGAAGGCACCGTCGTGTCGGTCGATCTCGCCGCTGGTACTGCCCGCGTCCAGCTCGCCGACTATCTGACCACGGGCGATATTCCATGGCTCGCCACCCGCGCCGGATCCACCCGCACCTGGTCGCCGCCCGCGATCGGCGAACAGGTCGTTGTCCTGGCACCCGAAGCCGACACGGCGCGCGGCATTATCATCGGCAGCCTGTCGAGCGACGCGCATCCACACCCCGCGAACGACGACTCCGTGCTGACCGAATATCAGGACCGTGCGCGGATCGGTTACGATCCCAGGACCCACACCCTGACGGCCATGCTGCCAGCCGGCGCGACCGTCCGGATCGATGCGGACGGTGGCCTGTCGTTCAAGGGCGACCTCGCGGTCGATGGCGACATTCACGCGACCGGCACCGTGACCGGCGACGCGGATGTCGTCGGTGGCGGCAAAAGTCTCAAGGGGCACGTCCACACGAAGGTGCAGGCGGGTGGCGCGATCTCGGGGCCGCCGCAGTGATCGGCATGGATCGCAACACCGGTGCGTCCCTGGCTGGCGCAGATCACCTCGCGCAGTCGATCGGCGACATCCTCGGCACGCCGCTCGGCACCCGGATCGGGCGGCGCGAGTACGGATCGCTCGTTCCCCAGCTGCTCGATCAGCCGAACAACGAACTCGGTCGCATGCGGATCTTCGCTGCCGCAGCGCTCGCCCTCCTTCGACAGGAAAGCCGCGCGCGGATCTCGCGCGTCGTGCTTTCACCCGGAAAACGCCCGCACGAGGCCGTCATCACAGTCACCGGCCGACGCACTGCTACGACTGCCGCCCCCGCCTTTTTCATCTCCTCCACGATCCGCGCCCTGTCGGCGCTCGCCTGAAAGGTCCGCCCATGAGTTTCCTCCACGGGATCAACGTTACCGAAGTCAAAGCCGCGACGCGCGGAATCGCGACCGTCGCCACCGCCGTCATTGGGCTCGTCGCAACCGCACCGGATGCGGTTGCTGGCGCGTTCCCGCTCGACACCGCGGTCAAGGTAACGAACCTCGACGACGCGATCGACAAGGCCGGTGCGGGCGGTACGCTCCGCGCCGCGCTGATCGCCATCGCAGGACAAGTCACCGCGCCCGTCGTCGTCGTGCGCGTCGCGCCTGGCGCTACGCCGGCTGACACCGCGACCGCGGTCATCGGCACCGATGTGGCCGGCGTGAAGACCGGAATGCAAGCGCTGCTCACTGCCCCGGCGCAGTTGAACCTCCATCCCCGGATCATCGGTGCACCCGGTCTCGAGGGCGAGCTGGTGACGCAGGCAATGGTCACGGTCGCCAAGCGCCTCCGCGCGCGCGTTTACGCCGCGGCGATAGGCGACGATCGCGGCGAGGCGATCGCGCACCGTGCTCTGTTCCCCGACGCGCGCGAGCTGACGTTGCTGTGGCCGAGCGTGACGGCGCCATATGGCGTCGGCGGTGCCAGCATCGGCGTGCCGGTCGCAGCGGTCGCGATGGGCGCCCGCGCAGCGATCGACCAGACGCAGGGCTGGCACAAGACGCTGTCCAACGTCGCGCTGCCCAAGATCGATGGCCTGGCGGCAGATGTCACATTCGACATTCAGGACCCCGAATGCGACGCCAACGTGCTCAACGCGTCGCAGCTGGTGACCGTCGTGCGCATCGCGGGCGAACTGCGCTTCTGGGGCAATCGCACCTGCGCCGCACCGGACAGCGACTTCGTGTTCGAAAGCGCCTGCCGTACTGCGCAGATCCTCGCCGACACCGTCGCGCTCGGCCTTGTCTGGGCGATGGACAAGCCGCTGCTGCCCAGCCTCGCCAAGGACATCGTCGAGCAGATCAACGAGAAATTCCGCACCGAAACTCGCGCCGGCCGCATCCTCGGCGCCGTGGCCGTCTTCGATGGGGCGAGAAACCCGGTCGAGCAGCTGAAGGCCGGCAAGCTGCTGATCGGCTACCGTTACACCTTCGTGCCGCCCTTGGAGGCGCTTGGGCTCGAGCAGGAGATCTCGGACGAGTTCTTCGCCGACTTCACCAGCCTGGTCGCCGGCAACTAACCCCACCTCTCGCACGAAAGGCCGACGCGATGGCGTTCCCCAGCAAGCTCAAACAGACGATGATGTTCAACGATGGCGAGGCCTTTATCGGCGAAACCGTCTCGATCACGCCGCCCAAACTCGTCCGCAAGTTCGAGGATTATCGTGCGGGCGGCATGAGCCGCGCGGTCAAGGTCGACATGGGCGGCGAGGCGCTGGAAATGGAGGCGACCTATGGTGGCCCCATGCGCCAGATCCTGCGCCAGCACGGCATGCTCAATATCTCGGGCGTGCAGCAGCGTTTCGTCGGCTCGTTCCAGAACGACGACACCGGCGCGGTCGACGTCGTCGAGATCGTCACGCGCGGCCGGCACGAAGAGATCGACATGGGCGAATGGAAGCCCGGCGAGGACACCGAGTTCAAGGTCAAAAGCCAGCTCAGCTATTTCAAGCTGACGTGGAACGACGTCGTCGAGGTCGAGATCGATGTGCTCGGCATGATCGAGGTCGTTGGCGGCGTTGACCTGATGGCCGCGCATCGCGGGGCGCTGGGGCTTTAGCCCGCGCGCCAGCGCCGCTGCCCCGCCGAGAACCAAATCCGAGGATCGATAAGATGAACGACCAGAATGACACGCAAAACTCCGCACCCGCCGCGCCCGGCGACGTCACGCTCGAATACGACATCGTCGTCGCCGACAAGGTCGTGATGCCCGCGGGTACGCTGATTCATGTCCGAAAGCCGATGGGCGGCGCGCTGCGCGGGGCGAACCTCGGCGGGCTGGTGCGGATGGATTACAATCAGGTCGCGCTCGTCGCGCCGCGCGTGACGCAGCCGATCCTGCATCCGCACCTCATCGACGCGATGGACCCCGCCGACGTGACGCAGATCGCAGGGGTGCTCGTCGATTTTTTGCTGCCGAC